GACAACCTCGCGAACCTGATAGCCGTATTTGGTGATTAGCGCGGCGTCTTCGACAACAACGAAGTTCGGCTTATAGAAGTTGTCTGGGTCGTTGTATCGGACGCGGATGCTGGTGCTGCGCGTTTTAAGTGATGACCCGGTGTAGTTAAAAACGCCCTCAATGACGTTGCTGTTCGTATAAAGGTGGACCGGATCAACAGCAGAGCCGTCCAGATTGCCGTGATCAGCGGCTAGCTGAACTGTGTTGCTGCTCCAGTAGGACATCCCACGGAATACCGAGGCGAGATCCTGCAGCACGTTGTAAGCCGCTGCGCGATCACCGATGACAACGTTGCAGGCAAAGCGCGGCTCTGTCGTGCCGTCTTGATTCGTGACCAGCTGGTTCGCGTACTGAATCAACGGGTAGAGATCCGTGTAGCTGATGTTGGACGCGCTGACAAAATCACCGCAGCCATAGCGATCATTCAGCACCATGTCGGCAAAGATGCAGACAGGGCAAGTCGTCCAAGCCGTTCGAGTGCTGCCGTTGAACGTGACCCCTTGCGTTAGGTCAAGACTGCCGTCATCGCGCACCGCAGCATTGTGCGGGATCTCCACCAGTCGTCCTTTGACTAGGTAGGCACGAGTTGGCAGGTTGCTGAACTGCCGGGTGTTTAGCTCAAGGCCAACGCAAGCGGTGTACGGGTAGGCGCTGCGAATCTCTTGGCGTTCAATGATCGACGACCAAATCAGTTGGTTAGCTCGACCGTTTGCAAGCGGTGAGGTTTTAGGCACCTCCTCAAAATCCGCAAACTTGATCTCGAAGTGGTCTTCGCCCAGGTTTACCTTTTCAACCTTGATGTTCCACGGATAGCCCTCACCTTTAACATTACGGGGCAGCTCAATGACAGGCGTTTTAATCTGATAGTCCGTTAGCGCAATACCTGTGACCGTTTTATCGAACACAACGTTGTAGGCAGCGCCCTGAGCCTGCACTGACACTCGGATTTGCAGGCTGCCGTTAAACGGCTGACCTTTCGCCAAACCTTCAACAGCAGTTGAAAGCAAGCGTGGGATCGTAAACAGCAGCTGCACAGAATCAACTTCTGAATCAGTGATTTGCCTGACAACAGTGCCAGAGCCATAATCCCTCGCTGTTACTGCGTCTTCGTCATTAACAGTTTCTGAGTAGTTCTCCCCAACCTGAACAGCAACACCTGTAATTGTCGTTGTTGCGTTTCCTGCTTGAGCCAGTCGCGGCTGCCTACGTCCACCAAGACGAAAATCAACATCTACGTCTTCAGTTGGAAAGTTTGGATCGCTGCCCGTAAACAACGGGGTTTCATCTAGAAATATCTGCTGGTTAAGATCGTCAAAACCTTGAATAGGCCCTTCGCACAGCAGGTCGACAAGACGAACGCTAGAAGTTGAATTAAGAGCCATGACTAGGAGAAACTTGGGTTAAAGCCGTGGAAGAACCGCATGGTTGATCCATCGTCAATCGATGCGTCTAAAATTTCTACAGTTATCTGGTAGAAGTCTTTGAACGGAACTTTATTTGGATCGAACTTATGGTAATAACGGTAGTTGCCTAAAACTAAACCTTGTATCGTAAAAGACTCTCGCGCAGTGATGTCGTCAAGCTCTTCATTTTTTGCTTCAATTTGATACGAAACAAAAGCGTCGGTTTTTGTTGTTCCTGGACCACTCGCAAACTTAAATAGGTTGAAAATTTCAACGCAAATAAAGTAAGCATTTGGATCTTTTGTTGGGCCCTCCGTGAACTCCAAGCGTATATTGTTTGCGAACGTACGCCTGTCTCCCTTCTCAATCGTGCGGATAATGTCGTTACTGTTTGATCTGTTATTTTGAAAATGAACGCTGTTCCATCGCGCCATATTGTCTCTGCGCGTACCTAATTCGAGCTTGTTGCCATTGACCGTCACCGTATCTGGTCCTGGCGTTCTTGTTACTTTTTTCAGCGGATCAGACTCATCAGCAACGTCAACATCTGCCGAGATGACGTGCGAGCCGATCAGCACCTTGCCGTAAGCCACTGGAACCGTCGCACCAACCCCGACGGTGTTCTGTGCTCCGAGATAGGCGTAGGACTGCTGCCCATCAGCGCCGCGAGTTACTGACTCTGGCCGCGTTGCTCGAAACTCACCCCTTGTGCTTGTGCCAATGCCTAAATCAGGCTGTGGCGAAAGCATCTGGGTTACACCGCCAAGGATTAGAGTCGCGCCAATCGTTCCTAGGGCAGTACTTACTGCTACGGGCGCGGCCAAGCCCAATAAGCCAATCGTTGCCCCACCAGTAAAAAATGCCGCGCCGATTAGAACAGCGCCGACAATTACGCGAGTAACAGGGTTGTCATCTGCACCACTAAGAACAGGCACTAAAACCAGGTCATTCTGCCCGATTGGTAGCTGCAGATCACCGATATCTAAATCAACGCCAGCCTGCAAAACGCGATATGCAACGCCTTTTTCATGCGAAGTTAGAAGTTCATCGCGAAACGCTGGATAGTTAATGCACAGAAGCTTGATGGCATCAGCAGGCGTGCGGAGGTTGTGATAGACGTGCTCAGCGCCATACCTCTCGCCTAAATCACCCAGCAGTCGGACGACTTGCTGCATATCGAAAGACCGCCGCGACCCTTGCCAAATAGTATCTGCTCAAAGGCACCACCGCACTTAGCGAGTTGCGCTGCTGGTGCAGGATCCGCTCATCAGGTAGCAGAACAGCAGCGTGCATTGGCGTGCGAGTTGCCATTCGCATAATCAACACGTCTCCAGGCTGGCGAGTTTGAAGCGTCACCGGCTTGAACCCGATTAATTCAGCCTGATCAAGGAAGATGCTTTCGCAGGTCTCAGTGCTCTCTGGGCGCTCATAATCAGGCAGCTCAACGCCCTGAAGCTTGAACCAATCACGCACCAACGTGAAGCAATCTGCCTTGCCGTACTCCCACTGACGGCCAACTAAGGAGCGATAGTCAACCACTTGCCCTCCGGTAGCTCAAAAATGTGCCAGGGCACTGAGCCCTCACTACACACAGTCTGGTCCCACTCGCTTGCAGGGCCACCGTGCGGATGCGAGTGAACGACGGCCTCGACTTTTCCCATCATCGCGGCGACGGCGTAGTCCCTTGGCTCAATAACGAAACGATGCTCTGGCTCGTCTGCGATGTTGCGGCACGGCCAATACTGCCCGTTAATAACAAGACCACACGCCTCGCGCGGGTAAGAGCGTGCAGCGTGCGCCTCAGCGTCAGATCTGAAGTCGTGCACCTGGGAAACCTCCGAACGGCAAATCACCCTCAGGAAAGCGCAGCGTGCAGCTGGTGTAGCGCTTGCCGCACACATCGTTAGCTTCAGTCGTCGGGTTGTTGTTGATGTCGAAATAGTTGGTGCCCTTGTAGCCGCAGGTGCTTTCCTCGCGGTAGACCCAGGGGCAATACTCCATCACTTGACGACGCGGCAACGCAACATTGATCAAGTCAATTTTGCTGGCTAATTCAAACTCAACAAGTTGCGGATTTTCAGCAGAGACTCGATCAATGTAGTAAATCTGGTCCTCGAACTTTGCGGTGGGGTCAGCTGTAGCGTTAGTGCCGCCTGTGAAGTTCACTGCATCCAAGAACTTCTTACAGGTTTGAATCCTCGTTACCTTGGCCTGCAGCGGGTTGTAAAGCAACAGCAGAGACGAGATGGCGTTGTTGGTGTTGCCAATCCGCATCGTCGGGCGTGGAAGCACGCCTTTAGTTGACGCTTGAAACCCATCAACCTCAATAGCTGTGGCTGTATATTCCTGACCGGCAAAAGTTACGTTTGCGGTCAGCTCGTTTGTTCCTGCGTGGTAGTAGTAAACCTGATCCACGCCGTTCACAGCCTCGGTTAGCTCCAGCTGAAACAGCTCGATGATTGCCGACGGCTCTAGCGACTGCAGCTGTTCTTGGATCGACTGCGGCGTGCTCATGCTTCAAACACCTGCTCAAAGGTTGTGGTCAGCTGAACGCGACCCTTGGTGGTCATCGTCTTGTTCCAGGCTCTGCAGCGAACCTTGATGCTGCTGCTTTCACCCGGCGGCGTAAAGGTGAACTTCTCGGTACCACCTCGGGCATCTAAGAACGTCTCAACGGTGTCTGATTCAGCCTCAGACAGGTTGTAAGTCAGGCTGAATGACTTCGGGTTTTGATTGATGCCAAGGCTGCCCACCTGTTCGTAACCGCTGCCAAACCGCGCTGTGCGGGTTAGCGGCTGGCTGGCCTTAGTCGTGCCGTATGTGGGCTGCAGATTGACGGATGAATCCCAGCTAGCAGTCATCGGCTCAAGAGTCCCCCAGGTCGCTGTTGCTTGATTATCTCGCCCTGTACAGCAGCGCCAATAAGAGCACCAAGCTGACGGGACGAGCCCTCATCGCCCTGCACGCTACTGCCGCTGGCATCGACGTTCACGACAACGTTGGTCTCCATTCCGCCGCCGCCGCCGCGAAGCTTATGGTTGGGAATAATCGTGCCAGCCCTATCAGGCACGAACAGCTCAGGACCACGCTCTCCGACGATTGAAGGACGACCCACGGGAGGGCGGCCGCCATCTGCAAAGCCCAAGATTTTAAAGCCTTTAAGGGCGTTTATCAGCTGCTGCTGAAGTATCAGCTTCGCCATGGACTTGATAACACCTAGCAGAGATTCACCTAGCGACTTAGTGCCTTCAACTGCATTCATGATGGAGTCAACGATGCCATTCCTGAATGTGTCATCTAGTTTTTCGTACAGTTTTTTCTGCTCCATAATTTTTTCAGCCTGTTGATCCATGGCATGGATCTGTCTCTCAGCGGCAATCAAGCGCTCTTCATCCGCAGGTAGCAAGCCTTTACGCTTGATTTCTTCGATAGCTTGATTCAAGGCAAACTCTTTTTCTGTTCCATTTATTTGCGCTTGCAGTTTGCCAAGACGCTGATCTTGATTGAGAGAAATTTTATCGGCTTCATTTAGTTGGAACGCAAGATGCTTGCCTGCCATTTCGTCTAACTCATCTTGACGATCCATTTCAAGAGTCATCAACTTATTGAGTTCAAGGAACTCACGCAACTGATTCGCCTCTTCTCTGCGTAACTCTGCCGCTGATTTTTTAGTTGGTCGAGGGGTAGGCGTATCTTTGTCAGGCGCAGCTGGCGCTGCAAACATGCCAATTTCTTTCTGCAGCAAATCAATAAGAACTTTTTGCTGAGATCCTGGCCCCTCAAATCGACCACCAAACTTCACAGCAACGTCAGCAAGCTCTCGTAGTTCTTGGAGCCTTTCTCTCCCAATCAGCTCAGCGCCACCAGCCACATTTAGAGGAAGTCGCCCCTCTTGAATGTCTGCTCTTGCAGAAACTGTTCCAGGCTCCGTTAAAGCACGGAACAACGACCGACTTTCTTCTATGCCTCGATTAGCTGCACCAATCGCACCGCCAACACCTCCCCCAACAAGCCTCAACAAAGGTCCAAGATTTTCAATCAGGTCAGCCAGCTCTCTAAAAGATTTAGCCATCTCAGGAATAATGTCCTGAGTCAATGCCACCTGTACGTCTTCAGCTGCGTTCTGGAAATCTTTAATGGCTGCAGCCGGGCCTAACAGGGCTTCTTCAAGTTGTCCGGCCCCCTCACGCTCTACGCGGCCGAGAGCAGCAATAACGATTTCACTTGTGATTTCCCCTTCTTCACCAAACTTTTTGAGGGCACCAACAGTTGAGCCCATTTCAGTAGCGATTGCCTGAGCAATCAAAGGCGCTTGTTCGAGGATCGAATTTAGTTCCTGTCCTCTCAGGACACCACTGCCAAGAGCTTGGCTTAACTGCAGGAACGCGCCAGCTGATTCAGACGCAGTTGCACCGGCAAGAATCGTGGCAGTATTGAAACCAGCAAATGCAGTTTCAATTGTCTGCATTGACAGGCCCATTGGCCGCAAACGTGCAATCAAACGAGAAAGCTGAACGTTGGCTTCTGTCTGACTGAGGTTGAATTTTTCCGCTGCGCGTTGTGCTGCTTCTTGAGCTTGAGCACTTTCACCAAATCTTTGAGTCAGCAGCCTCAAACGACGCTCAGATTCATCTCTTTGAATTCCAGCCTGCAACGCCTGTTGCCCGACCCGAGCGACACCAAAACCAACAGCAAGCCTCTTTAGTGAAGCACCAAGACCATTATTTGAATCCTTCGCTTGGTCTGCCGTGCCGTTAGCGGATTTTAACTTTGTTTCGTATTTTTGGATTTCAGCTCCAAGCTTGTTGTATAGCGTTCCGTTGAATCTTACTGTTACTTGCAAGTCGCGCAGTGCCTTTATCTGGGCACGCATTGCTTGCTCGCTGTTTCTTACCTTAGCCGCTAAAACGCCTTGAACTTGTGAAAGTTTTGGCAGGCTTTTTTGCTGCTCTTGAACGCTAATTTTTACTTTGTTTGAAGCGGCCGTTACTCGCCTAAGTACGTCCTCAGTCTTCTTGAAAGATTCGTTTGTCTTGTCCGCTTCTTTCTTGACTTGCCGCAGAGGATTGACAGCATTGGTGATCTTGACGATCAGCTCAACTGTCGATGGTACGGTCACGGCAAACCCTCCAGTCTCCTAATACTACCGCTGCTTCATCTTGGCGCGATCCATTGCCTTCTTCTCCTCATCCCGCCTGATCTCAAAGAACGCAGCAAAATGAACAAGCTCCGCATCGGTCAACTCCGTGCGAAGCCTGCTCACGGTCATCCCCAGCTCGCAGGCCAGATGAAACTCAAACAGAGTCCACTTGTCCTGCTTCAGTCGTTTTTTGCTTCTTCCATGTCGGTGTCTTCACCGACGCCAAACAGGAACAACTCAATCTCGTTCAGGACAGTCTCAGGCAGCTCACGTTGGAGCTTGGGTGCGTCAGCCGCAACAAATGCCTTTGTGCCGTCCTCAAGCTCAGCCATTTGGCAGAGCATGTGCGTTGAGAGGTCTAACGCCTCTTCACTGTTAGAAAGATTCTGAGCACGCTTGCGGTCAGCTCGCGTGATCGGCTTGAAATACAAATCGATCAGTTTTTCGCCAGCAGAGTTTTTAAGCTCAAACTTGCGACGCTGGTTGAGGTCAAATGCCCCAACCAGCATGTCAACCGTTCTTTGTGTCGCAGGCATCAAATACCAGAGGTGATAGTACCGTTGGCGGTGAAGCTGATAGATACAACTTCAATCTCACCAACCGTAGCACTAAACTCTGCGTTGGTAACTAGAGCAGCAAACGACAACTTTTTGTCGCCAGTTTCATCTAGATACAACTCGAAGTTAGCGTTAGCTGGATCTTCGGTAGTCAGCGCCTCGTTCAACAAGTCGAGCTTGTCACCTGCGCTTGGTGCGTCATAAAGCACCTCGCAGGAACCAGTGCCACTGACCAGTCCACCGACATAAGCGCGGAAGGTGTCACCGTGATCGGTAACTTCCAGCTGCTCTTTGTCGATTGACATTGACCAAGACCGCACAGCAGCGATCTCGCCAAGTGCTGCACCAGCTGCGTCCTTGTCGAACTTAACGGTGCCTTGTTGTCCTCGGTAAAAAG